TTGCAATCCGGCGATCTGGGTAGCTTGTGATGCGTCAGATGCTTGCAAGTTGGTGATAGCAGTAGCAGCTTCAGCAATCGCAGCAGTTAGAGCTGTGCAATCACATGCGCCGGAACCCGTGCCACCAGCAATTTCAGCCTGGATGCTAACAATGCTTTGTGTCAGGCCATCAACAGTTACTTGCAATGCAGTGATGTTTTGCTGTAGGGCAGCATCGCCATCAAGGCGGTTTTGGGTTTCTGTTGCTAGTGCGGTTTGTAGACCGGCAACGACAGCGGTAAGATCAGCAACGGCGGTAGAGCCTTCCAAAGCTGTGACGCGGTTACCGATAGCGGTAAGTGCAGCAAGGATGGATTGTGCGGTTGTGGTATCACCAGCAGTGTTGGAAGCAAGCAAGCTATTCAGGGTAGCGATTTGTGCTTGCAATGCTGCAACGTCCACGCCTTCAAGGGCTAGGACGGCGGCAATTTTTTCTTCGACTGCTTCGGCTACGGAATCACCAAAGCTAGTTGCGATACAGACCAACAGGTCATTTAGTTCGGTATTAAGATGTGCGGACATATTTTATTTCCTTTAAAAATATAGGGGTTGAAAAACAATATTGTTTCCATCAAGTTTAAGTGCTGATGAACACTACAATGTATTTAGGTGGTTGTGTTATTTGGTGGTTCGCAAACACCACCATTGATCAGTGCACTCAATTGATTTATCTCCGCAAACTTTGCTGCAATCTGTTGTTCTATGATGCATTTAAGTAGTTCACCAATCTGTACGCCAGCATCGGCAAAAATGCAACTAAGTTTTTCTTCCAATTCGTTCTGTTGGATTTGATCTGACATAAAATAAATTTCAAAAAGTTTGTTTAGATGCTATATGTAAGGGTAGCACGATCATCCCATTTGAAAATGAATGATGCATCGCCACCAGCAAATGTAATAGACATATCACCAGAGCCCAAATCTTCTACCCGCTTGATACGCCATTGTGCAACCGTAGTATTGGTTCCCGGCAACGCCTCGCCAACATAGGTATAATTCCCGACAACATCGATAAGTTTGTTATACTGTGTATTCATGTCAGCTTCAAGAATCGGCAGCAAAAGACTTGCAAATTCCTGTACAGTCCTAGCAACCCACTGATTCGTTGCTGCATTCCACACCAACAAATCGTTTGCTGCCGGGGGTACTGTTGTCAGATCAACGTCTTTGTGATCATCCAATTTCGTATAACCGACCAATTCTTTCGGGTCTTGGTATGATGCGCCACCACTAAACCCTAGACTTGGCTTAGGCATGTAAGCCCGGTTCAGTGCATTGTTTACTTCAGACAAAAGATTCGGATTGAACAAAACAATTTGCTTCCAAGATTTCCAATCATCCCGCTTGTACATCATAGTACCTTGCTTATTCGGGTGCTGCTTGAAATCCCAACCCAATGCATCTTTAGGAATCTGAATTGACCCTTGAATGGATTGCGATAATTCTTCTTTCAGTGCATCAAGATCATTTCTAGTGATTGCTTCATTGGCATTTGCTTTTTCGGTAAGTGATTGCCAAACCCGGTCGTAATTTTGCGAATGCGCCTGATCGACAGCCGACAATTGACCATTCAGTGCGATCATGTGCTCGGTCGTCAAATACCCATCATGCTCATGTGTAGCCGGTGCATAGTCATGTTCATGGTCAACATCAGATTTGTTGTCGATGATATTGCGCAATGCACTGTGTGCCTTTTCATGCACCGTCTGATATTCGTCGATATTATTTTTCAGACTATCATGTGCATCACCGACCATACCGATTGCATCGACAATGCTACTGTGTCTTGCTTCTTGCTTCTTGGTAACACCGTCGATTACTTCGGCAATGCTACTAAGACCGGCTTCTAATTTCTTGCCACTGTCATCAAACTTCGCATCTACATCGATAGAATGCTTCTGTAACGCATCAGAAAGGTCTTGGTGCCCATTTAGAGTTGCGGTTGCTAGATTGGTCAGGTGTTCGTGTGTTTTGCGTTGTAGCGCGTCCTGATCGGTTTTGAATGCATAGACGCCATCGTGGTTGTGCTTGATGTCAGAATACCGATCATCATGGTTATGTGCATCAAGTGTATTGCGAACGACCTTGACTGATTCGGCTAGTCTGTCAGACCTTGCACCGAGCGCCAAATCGTAGTTATGCAATTTTTGTGCAACACCATCCGTGTATGCATGTGCATGGTCATTGGCTACAACAATGTTGCGTTTGAATTCCCGGTCGATATCTTCGACAAGTTTTGTCAGTGGGATTTGTTCAGAAAATTTACGATCAACAACAGTTTCAACCAACTGGACAACCTCGTCAGGCGTAACTTTATTGGCCCCGGACAATTCAGCCAGTGCTTCTTTTAGTTTCGCTTCGACTAAGGCTAGCGCAGCGGCTAGAATATGATTATTGTTGACTTGTGCCATTGCTTGTTTCTGTTACAGTCCATAGACCTTCTTTTGAATCACCATAATAGGGTTTTGCGCGCCCCGATTCCAAAAGAATTTCATTGATAGATTTAGCATCACCATCACAGTAGATTTGCCCAAGGTATCTACCGTATTTATCTGGTTTATATGACTTGATGATTACAGTCTTGCCTTGCAATTTTTGGGTGACGAATGCTTTGGTTTCTTTTCCGAGATCGGTATCCTTTTCTGCCGTATCAATCCCATAGAATCGATATTTGACTTTCATCATTATTCCGAAACCAATATCCAACAAAATTGTTGCCGTGTCCCCGTCTACGACTTTATCGACAACCCCTTTGTATGTATACAGTTCTTTAGCGATGTGTGTCATTTTGCATTCCTAGCTTGTTTAAAATTGCAATAGCAGCATTATCAAGTTCGGAATTCACGGCTGGTTCTATGTTTTCAATTATGGTAGATTTATGGTCGATGCTTTCGGCAAATCCACCGGATTGTTCTGTTGGGTCATCGGCAACCCCGGCATCAATCCTTGCTTTTTGTTCTTCGATTTCTTGCATCAACATCAATTGACGATCTTGTTCGATTTGCATTTCCATTTTGCGCTGATCTTCTTCGGTCAATTGCAAAATGTTCTGGAAAATATATTCCCTAGAAACATATTTGCCGACATAAGGATCGACCAATTGCAACACGGCCATGCGCTGATTGATAATGTTGTATTCGACGGCTTCGGAAAAATAGTTGTCTTCGGCGTATTCGTACCTGATCTTGCTTTGAATGCGATCAAATGAATCTTCATCCATGATCCCTTTTAGAATCAGGTTGCGCTTCAGTGTTTCAATGAATAGGCCAGAAAACCGTGTACGCAGGCGGCTGATGAATCGGCTAAAGCGAACTTCATCCCTAGTGATTTCGGTGCCGGATGAAAACAGGGTAGGTTCATCTGACATGCGGTTAGATGGAACCCGCAATGCTTCATACAGCTTTTTCTTGAAATAGTCACTTTCCCCGGTTTCACCAACGTTTTCCCCACCGGGTAGCGTTTCGATAGATGTGCCTTGACCGCCTTCACCAATGGGTAGCCAATAGTCTTCGGTCATTGCCAAATAACGCTTGTCGGTTTTCACCTCGCCTGTGGTGGCATCATAGGTGACTTTGTTGCGATACTTATTGGCGATTTCCTGAACGTATTGATCGGCCTTGCCTTTTGGTAGGTTGCCGGTATAGACCTTGAACACACGGCGTTCTGATGCACGTGCAAGCCTATAGATGATCATGCAATCTTCCATTTGGCGCAAATTGTTTGCTGGTCTGATTGCCGATTGCAAATAGGACAGAACAATATTATTTGTTGGATCATGCAACCCACTGTCGCAATGCACAATGCTTTCTTTCGTCATCATCAATGCACCGGATGTATTGCGAATGTCACCTACACCTTTATCAGAAAAAATGTAGTATTCCTTTACACCTTGGATCATTTCAACCTGTGTCACCGGGTCCATCGCCTTGATCAATTCACGCACCCGTTTGATTTTCCGTGGGTCAATATAGCGCATTTCAATAATGCCTAATTCTGGTGCACTATTGTCGATCAATACCTGATAATTTAGGCGACCATCAATGTACCAGCGTTTGAAAATTTCATAGCCACGATGACCGAATGAAAGTAGCCGTAAGACTTCATCGTGTTCGGCAACAATAACATCTTTAATTTTTGGTGGTAATTCTTCAATATCGTCAAGGTCAATTGAAACAGTATTTTTAACTTTATCGGTAATGATTGCTTCGGATGAAATTTCTTCGATTGCTTTGTCTACCTCGGGAACATAGGCTAGTTGCCGGTACTGTTCGATAAGACCGTTTTCAGTCTTTGCCGTCTGGTCGATATCAATGGCACCATAGGTAGGTTGCGCCCACCCACCGACACTTGCCGTAATATCAATAGAACTATCCATCGATGTAGGGGCTACAGGCGTCGGAATGTTTTGTTCGACTTCGCCATTGAAAGCAAATCCGAATATGCGCCGAAAGATATTAGGTTGTTGTGCCATTATATTTGTCCAAATCTAAATATTACATAACTATTTAATTACAACATGAAAGAATTTTTCATAGAAGAACATTTGATCAATGGATTTAGTGCCGGTGATTTTGAAACAAACTACAACAGATTCAAAGCAATCGAAATTCAACTGAACAAGCACAGAAAACACGGCGAATGCAATTACAAATTACTCATCAATCACATCATCATTTTGTTAAATGTTTTTGGTGAAATAGCCTATTATGGATTCGATACCCTTATAAGCGAAAAAAACAAGGACATGCTAACAGCTATCCTTGTTTTCATGCAAAGAACACCAATATCAGCAAAACACGATTGTGAATTTTTGAAGATATTGGAAAACTTAGGTTAGACTTCTAAGCAATAGTCGTATTCAAAATCTACGCTGAATTTTTGAATCTGGTTATTTGCAGACCAACTATATTCAAGGGGGCTTACCAGTACAGGGAATACATTAAACATTTTGATTGAACGCAATGCATCACCGCCTTTTCCATATGCAATAATTGTTGCGTCGGTGTATAATTGCAATCCTTTTGCATCTTCTACGTTTTTCTGACCCCAATCCGCACGGCTACCGCGATCTTGCCACGATTCCAATGCACGACGAACTGGCATGTCCTCATCATTAATGACTTGGACTGACCACGCTGACCAGGACCGATCACCAAAATGCTTAATTTCGCGTCCGAAAAAATGAGTTGACGTAAATCCTACTGTATATGCTGGCGATGATGCAGCCTCGCACATGAATTTTACTTGTCGCTCTGCTTCAACAGAATCTGGTATTGTTAGAGCAATTTCAAATAAATTTGGGCGAGCGCCTGCAAATTTTAGTTGTGATCGGAATTCATTTGCATTGAAACCTGACATGGTTATTCTCCTAAAAGGGTTTTGTTAATGTATTTACATTCATTTTATTTATGATACGAAAAAAGGGGCAATTGCCCCTTTTTTTATACTTGTGAATTTTCTTATTAACCTATGATTACTTCGGAAAATTCTGTATTTGCACCAACCGCCATAAAATCAAGCCGGATGAAAGTGATCGATGTAGATGGCTTTACAAATACTTGACCAACAAATTTGTTTTGTGAAACAATTGCTGGTGTATTGACTGTGCTATCGGCAACGACTAGGAAATCGGTAATACCACCACGGCCTTGTACGTCACGCAATACGGGTTCTGTCAGGCTATAGAACCGACGCTGTGCTGTTTCATCATTGAATTGGAACAGCAATGATTGTGCTGCTGTTTCGATGGTCTTTTCCAAAGCAATGAACAAGAATCGTACATTCATCCGGTCAAATGGACCAGCAATTACTTGCATGGTCTTGTCACCGAATAGAACAGGGCCAGCACCGGGTTTGCTATAGATTGGGTTGATACCAACAGGGTATAGCTGATCCCGTGCTGTTTGTGATGGGTTCCATGCCAATTTGACCACATTCTTTAGCTGACCATTGACTACACCACCGGCACTTGACCACACCTCGCGATTGCGCTGCACTTGTGCATACAGACCGGCGTGATCGGCATTGCAAGGAATCCAGCGGAATTTGTTGTTGTAGCGGTCATACATGTATTTCCAATTGCTATCAAATGATGCATAGGAAGAACTGCCATACAAATTTCGGTCGGTCTTTACCAAATCAACCTCGCGGCCTTTGGTCTGAACTGCTGACAAAGTAGGGGACAGGAATACTACAGCATCTTTGCGAACTTCGGCAATGTTTTGTACAAGGTATTTGCCCAAAATTGCAGAACCGGCTGTTGCATCGCCACCGATAATTAGTGCAGCTTCGATATCATCAGATGATTTGAACAGGTCGTATGCAGCGATATAATCGGCAATAGACAAAGGTGTTGTTGAGCTATCGTTTGCCCCGCCATTTAGCAAGAATGCATTGGCTGTGTAGTCACCAGTAAAGCTAAGTGCCAAGCCACCGGCACGGATGAACGAACTGAACTGTGTCAGTGCATCCTTATAGTAACGTGGTGTTCCATCAGGATTCTTTGTACCGGCAACAGTGCTGAAAGTATATGATTCCAAAATGCGACCGGGTTCATCACCAAAGTAGCCTGTAGTGTCAATCACTAGGAAATGGAATTCGTTTGTTGCCGGTGCCGTGGCAAACAGATTGCTGTATTTCCATAGACGGCTTACAGAAGTAGGTGTCAACGCGCCAACATAGATTTTCGACAGTGTTAGTGTTGCTGCTGCTACGGCGGATACCGTATACTGTACACCATCAACAACTAGGAAATCACCCGGCTGCACGTATGATGTTAGGACTTCTGCTGCAAGTGGTGCATATACAACAGTATTACCAAGGACAAATGTAAAAGTTCCGGGTAGTACAGTGCTGTATTGTGCTGCACTGCCGCAAGTTACAACCTGCAATGAATTGCCAGCCTTGCCGGGGTACTTTGCAAAGAAAGAACATGTGGTAGGAACGGATGCTGCATAGTCATCGTCATTCAGCACAGAAACTGGTGAATCAACGTCAACGGCATTCAGTGATATGCCTTCTTTGCCGACACGAACAACATCCAATGCATTGCTGTATGCAAGGAAAGAACTTGCTGACAAGAATTCTAGATAGTCAATGTCGGTAGGCTTGCCGAATGCTTGGATAAGGCTTTCTTCACCGGATACACGAACACGTTGACCAACCGGCCCCCATGAAAATTTACCGGCAATAGAACCAATAGTGGCCGAACCTTGCTCTACTGTGGTTGTGGTTTGGAATTCGCGGATATTGATGCCAGGGGAAATTGGGAAAGACATTTTGGAAATCTCCTTAAAAATAATGTTGATGGTGCACTAAAAAATCATTAGTGTGTTATTTAGCCGAATTGAACTTTAATGTGCAACACCAAAGTTTCCAAGAACAATGTTTGCGCCATCACCAAATGATTCGAAATCTAGTGTGGCTTTCTTGTGATGAAATGCCATGTACATGTTCAAGAAATCATCCGACATGTTATTGACACAGAAAATATCATCATTGCGCAATACAATATATTCATCATCGGTTGCCGGATCGTATTCCCGCAAATGGGTCGAAGTATCGCCATTCCTGAATTCGATATGATATTCGATTGCACCACGCAATAAAATAATATCACCTTGCAAATCACCAAACCCTAGTAGTCTTGAATTGTCTTTCATGACTACTGATACAGGTGCCCATTCAACATCATCTTTCATAATTTAATTTCTTTCACTTTTATTTCAAATTGTTCAGACAGATAACTTTCAAGGCGTTCTTCGAAATGCTTCAACAAATAGTTCTTGGTCTTGAAATCGCCTCGGAAATCATCCACAATATCCCAAATCGTAGCAATTGCCTTGCTTTCGTGCTTGCGCAATGATCTACCTATGGATTGTAACACTTTCACCGAAGATGCCGTTGGGCTTGCAAAGACCACATGATGTAAGTTGTTGATCGATACCCCTGTAGAAAACAATGCATAGGTGCTGATGATGATATTGTCATCTGTTGTTTCCACAATATTGCGCAATTGCTCGCGCACATCTTTTTTCGTATCAGCCGTGATAATGTGCACCTGTTTCTTTGTGTCGGATTCTTCGATCAACTTTTTGACGACTTCGGCATGCTTATCGACAAACCTGAACAAGAACAGAGAATTGCCTTGTAGACTATCGGCAAATCCTGATAGAAATTTATTGCGCCGGGTTGATTGCACAACTACCGACAATTCATCATCGTATGGCAGGCCACGAATGGGTTTGCATTTGGCCTCGGGGTAGACCAGCACAATAGGCTTTACAACGGCCTTTGTGACGTGCCCAGCGTCCATTAGCTGCTTTGCCGTCACTACCCTATGCACAGGCCCAAAATTGGCTGTAAGGCTCATTTCATTGGTTTTTGTGCCGTCTAGTGTACCGGACACACCAATGCGATAAAAAGCGTTTGTACAGCGATCCATGATGGATACAATGCTTTTGCTTGATGCTAGGTGAACCTCATCACAGATGACGGAATCAAACTGTTCGAAAAAATCATTGTCTTTGATATTGACAATACTTTGCCATGTCGATACCGTGATCTGTGTATTTGCAGATTTTTCTTTCCCGGCAAAAATGAAATGGCAATTTTCTTTTACGGAAAATCCATTATTGACAGAATAATTGTTGAAATCACTTTCGATCTGGCTGATCAAAGAAATGTTCGGAACAATGATTAGTGTCTTTCCCGGAATTGTCCTTGCTAGTGCATACATGACAACCGATTTTCCGGCTGATGTAGCAAGCAACATGATTTGTCTTTTTTTCTCTAATGCACGGTCTATTGCCGCCAATTGGTAATCACGCAATTCAAATGGCAATTGTAATGCCACAGCATCAAAAACTAATTTTGCTTTGAATTCCCGGAATTCTTCCGAAACTTTAACCGGGTAGCCAACTGATATTGCATATTTCATCACATCCGGGACTAGACCAACCGGACAGATTCCGCGCTGGCTTATCAGGTTGATATAACCATCCCAAATCCCGGCCTTGAATTTTGGGGTGAACCGATAGCCTTCGACGCGGAACCTAAAATTTTCGTATAGTTCACGAATGATTGATTGATCGGCAACGATGATACACGAGGAACAATTGCGCCAAGAAAATAAAATAGTAGACATAATTCATTACAAAGTTTTACGTCTACTATTTAATGTCACAGCCTACTGATGATGTATTCGATAGGTTCTTTTTCGATAACCTTATCATAGTAGTCGAAATCTTTTCCTAAGTAGCCCCAAATGCTACCGGCGATAGCGGCGACACTATCACTATCACCATCATGCCAAATGGAATTGACCAACAATTCGTCGAATGTCTTGGAATTGTACACGGCCCATATTGCCATATCGACACATTCCATGCTAGTCCAGCCTTGACCAATATCAGAAATACATTTTTCTTTTGGAATTTTGACAATTGAGCAATTATCGTATGCTCTATACAGAAGTATTGCAGCAACCATGCATTCCGGGTGGTCGTGTGTAGATTTCACCGATTCTTTCACCCAACCAGCAGGGCATTTGTCGTACATCATTGGCAACAGTCGCATGACAGCGCCACAGCCTTTAGAATCATTCTTCAGTCTATTTCCTACAGCCGAAATAGCCCTTAATGATTTCATGCATGTATCACCGGGTTCACGATCTGCCCAAAGTTCTTTGAATGAAAGCAACCCGGCGTAGTTGTTAGAAAAATTCCCAGTCTGTGTTTTGTACCAATCTAGGTAAGATTCTGTTGGTGTCTTTTTATCGATAATGCTTTCGAATCCAAACAGTGTCATTTGGGTGTCATCCGAAATTCTGATACTGTCCTCATATTTTGCATGGCCCAATACGTCATTTTTACAAAATTCATCTTGTTGTAAAAATTCGAATTCATAGCCGACAGCATCACACACAGCCATACAGCGCAACGCATTAGCAATCCGTTCATTATTTGTCATCTGGTTCCTTGCGAAGTTTCAATGAACGGATTGTATCACAGTTTATTAGTATCGGTGAAATATATTTTGCCGTGCCTTTTTGTATCGCCGCAAAACATGTTTTGATAGACCGGCATCTGATGTTACTATGTGTTTTTCTTTTGTTATTGGATGCTCCCAAATGCCCATGTTTGCTTTTACAAAATCACCGGGGGTTGTATCCGTATCCATTGTAAAATTTATAGCACGTTCTACTAATGGGTGTTCATATAGTTTATCCAAATGTTCCTTATCATGCTGACTATAATGACTCCCCCCGTTAGCTTGTACATAATGGTGATTCACCGCATCATAGAATTCGCTATGACTTATTCCTTTTGGAAATTCTTTTGTTTTTGTAAATTTTCTGAAGTCTCCAGAACCAATTTTAGAAACTTTACCAACAGATACCCATTCGTTATTTTCGCCATGTTTCAATAGTGGCGGCATGAACCCATTTTCGTTTGTAGTGTATTCGTTATCTTCACGATCTGGCGTAAGCATTGAATAGTGATGGCTTATACCAATTTCGTGTTCGTTTTGGCTTTCCCCAAGCAAACCTTCACCATCCTTTGTGTGTGGGTCTAATTTACCATGAAATGCTACTTTCAAAACATGTGGTATTTCTGTTTCTTGACCATCAATTTTTACTTTTTGATTTTCTGTTGGGAAGAAAACTGCCCTAGAACTACCTTTCTTTGGTTTGTCATCATGCAATCCTGTGTCTACACCTGATTTCAAAAGATTTCTTATAGTTCTAGCGACATGTGCTAGTCGGTTTTTACCATAACTATATTCTGATGCCTTTATAATATCGGGGTGAACTTCTTCTAAAAGTACATCAGTTAAAATATTTCTATTATTTTCCAAAAATTCAACTAGCGTCATTTCAATTCCTTCTACGAGTGGTTTGTTTATTTTCATTGGGCTATGACCGACAACACGAGCATTCCACACAATAACATGCGCCTTATCCATGCTACCGGCGAATGATTCTGGGTGGATGCTATGTGGGATAGGATCGATTTCTAGGTCATGGCCCCGGTGCAACAAGATTTCGTGCTCGTGTGTGTTTTTGCTAACACCATTCGCAAGACTTATTGCTTTTGTGCCTGCTGGGATTTCTAGGCGCAATACATGCCGGATTCTTTTGTCGAAAACATTAGCCGGTAATTGGTGTCTAGTAATCAGTGCATCCTGATCCTCTTTATACAGCATGTGCTTTTGATGATCCGTATCATGGTATGCAAAACTTAGTGCAATATTTGGCGCTGTGCTAGTAGACAAAAATGCCGGGTGGTGTGTGACTGTTGGGTTGTCGCTGTTGAACTTGCCAAATATGCTATCACGCACCCCCGTGTATGCAATAACCGGCGCTTTGGATTTCGCTCGCTTGAAAGCATCATCAAGATCGGCAATCGGTTTTGTATCGGCAATATAATGATGTGGTGCAAGATTTTTCGTATTCATGTGCGCCGACCACAACCCCGAATTCATCCTAAGCGATGTGACGGAATATTGCTTCAATGCATCTTGTGCTTTTGCTGGCATCGTAAAACCTTGCGCAGCATTCTTGTGCTGTTCATGATCTATGGGGAAGCCTTCTATGGCCTCTACAAGGCGTTTATCTGCATCCCCACTAGCAATGCCACACCGCAATGCTTTAATCGATCCTAGACCCGTTTGGATGCTTTCTGATAGTGACCTTGGTAGATGTGTAGGATCGTGATCCAATAGATCGGCATTCCATATCAGGTGTGTGTGTTTGCCTGATGTAACGACAGTAGGTTTCGGATGCATCTTGATATCATAACCACGATGCAAAAGGATTTCACTTTCATCACCGTGCACAGAAAACCCACGAACACTTGCCGCTTTCGATCCGGCGGGCATGTTCAGTTTCAGGACATGGTGCACGGCATGATCTTCTGGGATATTCAACCCATGTTGTTCTTGTGCCGCTTTCGGGGTATGCTCGCCATAGGCCGGAAATGATCTTGCAAAACTTGCAGCAATATGGAATGATGGACTTGTCGATGTATATGCTGGCATGTGTAGGTATGCATGCTTTGCGCCATTTTCAAAATGTGGGAATGGCGACCTACGGATGCCTGTATAGACCGACATGTCTTGTGTCGTCTTTGCATGATCCAATTCTTTATCTAGACCACGAACATGTTGCAATAGACCATTACCAGAATTTGCCAAATTTTCGAACTTATCAAAATCATCGTTATGGTGTGCATGCAGCATGCTATTCAGATCGGATGAATCGGTCGTATAGTGCTGTGCATAGATATGGCTTGGTGCGTTGAAAGGCGCTGCATTGTGCATTGTGTTGTCAATGTCTTGCTGCATCATCCGTTCGGCCACACTGTGCTTTTTTACACCGATCTTTGCATAGTTCACGGTATGGTCTGTAGAAAGACCTTATGCAATTGACTTGTCTAGTGGCCTACTAGCTTTGCCGAATTCTGTTTCAATGCCGGGTAACTTTTTCTGGCTATGTTTACCAAAGCAGGTTTCCAGACTTGGTAGCTTTTTCTTTGCTACAACTTTATTTGCTTTTTCCAAAAACTGTTTGATAGTCGGCATGTAATATTTCCTTGAAATGTTCAAGAACTATTTACTGACCTGCTTCAAATTTCCTTACGTCAATAATGTTCTTGATGGTGTAGTTCATCGAATGAATTTGCTTGATAATGTCTTCAAGATATTTCACTTTTTCTGATTGTACAGCAATTTTC